CAACGAGATCCAGCCGCAGATCGAGGCGCTGTCCCGCGAGCTTTCGCGCTTCAAGGACGTGCTGTATCTCGGTCGCGGCACCAGCTATCCGCTGGCGCTCGAAGGCGCGCTGAAGCTCAAGGAAATCTCCTACATCCATGCCGAAGGTTATGCGGCGGGTGAGCTCAAGCATGGACCGATCGCCCTGATCGACGAGAACATGCCGGTGATCGTGATTGCGCCCCATGACCGCTTCTTCGAGAAGACGATCTCCAACATGCAGGAAGTCGCCGCGCGCGGCGGCAAGATCATCTTCATCACCGACGAAGCGGGTGCCGCTGCATCGAAGCTCCCGACCATGGCGACGATCACGTTGCCGAATGTGGACGAGATCATTTCACCGATGATCTACTCGCTGCCGATCCAGTTGCTGGCCTATCACACGGCCGTCTTCATGGGTACGGACGTCGACCAGCCGCGCAACCTCGCGAAGTCGGTCACCGTGGAGTGATCACCCATCGCTTTTCCTTCGCCGCCTTCCCGGTAGACCCAGAAGACCGCGGCGCCCAAGATTGCGATGGCCAGCAGGCCGATGCTGCGAGGGATGGAGAGCATCTATTCCTCCACCGCTTGGCGAACATCCTTGATCGCAGCGATGATCTTCTGGCGCAGCAGTATGACCCCAGGGGGCCTTTCTCTTCTCAGCTTAACCCAGCACCCTGTCGAAGATTGAAATGCAGCTCCGGAACGGTCGCCGGATGAGTCGAAGGTTTTTACCAAGGTCATCCGCGCAGGAAAGAACCGATTCCGCATAGTGAAGTCGGGCCGCTAGTTATTCGGAACCGTTCCGCCCGTTAATAGTAAATCCGGACACTATTTGCAGATATGTACTATTCTGTTATTGTTCGGAAGACGGTTTGGGAGATAGAACGCTATGTGGCGCACACTGACACTTTCCTCAGGTAGGAAGACGACCATAGATTTCCTTAAAGTGGTTCACATCAATGAGGTTAGCGGCGGATGCAAAGTGTATTTCTCGACGCTCACCCACGATAAACAAGGAAACGAGGTATTCAAAAGCGTTTTAGTGCAAGAACCATTTGCAAGTTTGAACAGAGCATTAAAAGCTCGCGCTGTATAAGTTCCGTAGGTTCGCAGGTGACAGACTACTAGGTCAGGGAAAGGGATAGGCCGAGGTTCATCGGGTCACCGCCTTGTCGTGAGCAGCGCATTCCTGCATGGTCCAGATTGACGCGGCGCAGATCGCGGCGACCGTGCGGCCGATCTTCCGCTGGTCTGCAGGCGTTGCGCCGCGGGCGCGGATGAGATCAGTCCCCACGACGCGCCGGAGGCCTGGCGCACTTGCGGGTGCTGTTGCTCCACACCCCGCCGCTATCAAGGCACATGTCAAACTCGATGCGAGCACGATCGGAGAGATCACCGGCTTCATTGTTCTGCCTTTCGATGGAGTTGCGAACGTCCTCGCCGCCTTCGCGGTAGATCCAGAGGACAACGAGGCCCAAGACGGCGATGATGGCCAGCAGTCCGACGATGCGAGGCGTGGAGAGCATCTATTCCTCCACCGCCTGGCGGACATCCCTGATGGCCGCGATGATCTTCTGGCGCAGCAGGATAACCACCACGAAGGCGATGATGACCACGCCCCCGAGCGCCACGATCGCCTGCCAGTTCATGCCGGCAAGACCGAGGGCGCCAAGGCCACCGCCGGAGAAGATCGCGCTCACCCAGCCGAACAGGTTGAACTTCTTCTTCACCTGCTTTTCGACCGTCTCCGGAACGACAGCCTTTTCAACCGTGGTTTCCTCTACCACCGGAGCCGAACGGACTTCCTCCGCTCCAGAGACCGCAGAACGAGACAGCAGGGCTTTGTGCAGCGCAGCGCGCGTCTTTGGCCCTACATCGCCGTCAACAGCATCTCCGGTGAACCCTGCGGCTTTCTGGAACGCTTTGGCGCCGGACACATCGGGCGAGTAGCCGCAAACGACCAGTGCCAGCCGACCGTAGTAGTCGATCCGGTCAGCCAGCCCGTTCTTGCCGCCGTTTATCTTCTTGGTGATGGTTTCGATGTCGTTCTGGTCGGCCCAGGTGTTGAGATTGCGCGTCGTCCAGTACCAGATCGGGACGAGCCCTTCCCATGGGTCGGTGTTCACCAAGTCCGGCTGCGCCACGAAGTCAGGGGCAGATTTATCAAGTTTACGCGCCCACGCAGTAAACTCCCTATAATTCGCCTTGCCCGTGATCTGGATCGCGCCACGGCCCCGATACAGGAAGCCGTCGCCATCCTTCTCCGGCGTGTTGCCGAGATCGGTGCGCGTGTCATATCGCTGCTGCGCTGGCGTCGGGCCCCAGATTTCCTTGTCGAACTTGAAGCTGCCGCTCTCGTGCATGAGCTGCGCGAGGTAGTGAACCAGGCGGTGCAGCCGATCGAGGCCAACATCAGCACCATACCGGTCAAGCGATGTCAGCACGGATTGCAGGTTCGCAGCACTCCCCGCGGCTTTTGCAGCCGTGCGGATTTGCTGCGCCGTGATGGGCACAGTCATGACGTTCTCCGTGTCTCTGATGAAGAGTCGGCTAAATTGCCGGCATATTATCGGGTAAAGCCCTGCCTACCTGCCGCGCTGGCTTGATTGCAGTTGTTTTGGCGGATATCGGTTTGGTCAAAGTTTCCGAGCGTGTGGAGGGCCGTATGAAGAAAGGAAAACTTGCCGAGTTCATTCAGGACGGCAATTTCTTCGAAGGGGATATCGCTGCTTTGCCAGAAGACTGTTCGCTCTATTGGGATGGCAGCGGCGCGAAGTTAGCAATCGACCCAACTTCCGCGCTGGTCAAGACCAAATTCGTATTGGGTAACAAGTCTTGTATCCGTATCGGCGCCGGATCGCAGATAAATGGCGAACTTCGAGCAGACGGGAAGTCAACTATCTCGATCGGAGCAGGCACCTTCTTCAATCGCCCTTCTAATATTCGGGCATGTGCGGGCACCACAATCACTATAGGCGATGTCTGTCTGTTCTCCAACGTCAAGATAATCAGCGGTGACTTGCATCTGATCTTCGACAAAGAGACCGGGGATCGGATCAATTTTTCAAAAAGCATTGAGATCGGGCGAAAGGTGTGGCTTTCAGAATATGTCACCGTTTATAAAGGTGTAAGTATCGGAAAGGGGTCTGTAATAGGCGGTCATTCTGTGGTTGTTAAAGACATTCCAGAAGAATCTCTCGCGGCTGGCATCCCGGCCACAGTCAAGAAAACCGGGATAACTTGGCAGCGATTTAAGGACAAGTCAAAGTGGGTGGAATAGGGGCCAATCCGGCGCCCCCTTCACATCCCTTTAGGAAGCGGCATCGTGTAGCCGAATTCTTCCAACAGCCCCCCTGCAAGAAGTCGGAGAACCAAGCGCCAACAGCCGCCACCGCGGCGATGAGGGCAGCAACCAGTCCCTTGGTCTCGTTAGCGCTGGTGGGCTTGCTTTCGGCCACAGGAGGCACAGGAGCGGGTTTAGGCGTCATGCTGGCGCAGGGGCAGTAGAAGCTTTGCGCGTGAACAGAGAACCCTCTGCGGCGCGGCGACGGGGTCTTTATACCAGCGGGGCTCGAAGCCTTCGAACTCTTTCACGAGCGAGAGCCCGCCGCGTTGATGCGTCGTGTCATGATGTTCTCCGATGTGGTGGATGTTTGGGCCTAGGCGCGCAGCCGATTGCGGCTAGTCGCTGTCCCTGTAAATTTCGTTCAATGTCCAAGCTAGCCGCATCCCAGCCGCTTTAAGTCGTAGCGCGGCGATCGGCCAATTTCGTTTGGCATAGTCCTTCGGCAGGACTGCAGGATCTTCGAACCTGAAAGCTGCTGCGCCGGGAATCACCTGGTCCCTAGCCACAACATGGCTTTCCCATGCCCAGTCAGCGGCCGTTCCGACATTCCTTGGAGCGGGTTCGGTTACGTCAACAAGAGCCGCCAGCTTATCCGCCGGAAGCTTAAGATACCGAGGCACAACCCCGTCCCACACACCGTGGAACGTCACCTTCTTCTTGCCTGCAAGCAGAGACCCCTTCACCCGATAGGCATGTAGGGGCTGGTGGATGTCTCCTACCAAGTGGATCAGATACTTGAGCGCCCACACCTTCACGGCGGCGGCAGCAGCTGGATCGGTCAACACCGCGATAGAATCGTTGATCTTACTGACTGCGCAATCGTGGCCTGGGCAGTGGTGGGCCGGGTCGTAACCGGTAGCCCCATCAGGAATGCGCACCGCATGGAGCGGCTGCGGCGGGTATTTCAGTTTTCTGACCTGATCAGCCCACTTCGCCACATCCGCCATGCTCTGTTTGCCTTCCAGAGCCAACAGAGCACCCACATGCTGTTTTGCGTTAGATGAGAGATGCCGCTCCGCGATTAGTGCTACGGTCTCATGTCCCAATCGGGACCATGAAAGTGCGGGTACTGCGGTTCCGACTAACAGAATTAGCGAGAGCAGAACGCGCATGAGAAAAGTCCTTTCAGACAATTTAGGTACAGCGCTTTTGAACTGCTGCGAAGGGTTGGCTGCGGCTGGCCCGATAACTGCACCCGCGTCCATGATGTTCTCCGATCTGACTGGACTGGAACTTTTAAAGGGACTGCGCTAATCCACAGCACACATAGCGCGATGCAGGGCTTGGCTCTCATGGTCAAACTTGGCTGCGCTGGTGCAGTTACGTAGGGATTTAAGTAGTTCAAAGAGGCGCTCATGACGCGCCCATACGGAGACGCCCGTGGATTTAGACCAACTCACAGACCACCTTCTCAGAGGTGGCTCGGTTTGTCTGGACAGTTTCGGGCGTTTCGCTAAGTGGATTTCCGCCTCGATTATGCCGCCACCATCATTGGTGTCAGCGCGTTGAAGTAGGCCTGATCCGGCGTCTGCCGGTCAAGGGATGAATGTGGGCGTCGGCTATTGTAAAAGGTCAGATATCGGCCAATGCCGACGCGGGCCTCGGACACGGTCTTGTAGGCGTGGAGGTAGACTTCCTCGTATTTGATCGAACGCCAGAGCCGTTCGACGAACACGTTGTCCCGCCACGCCCCCTTGCCATCCATCGAGATGGCGATTTCGGCTTTCTTCAGCACGGTCGTGAAGTCCATCGAGGTGAACTGCGATCCCTGGTCAGAATTGAATATGTCGGGTTTGCCATAACGGGCCAGAGCTTCCTCGACTGCTTCGATGCAGAAGGCCGCTTCCATCGTGATCGACAGCCGCCACGACAGAACCCTCCGGCTGAACCAGTCCACGACGGCGCAGAGATAGACGAAACCGCGAGCCATCGGAACATACGTTATGTCCATTGCCCAGACGTGGTTGGGCCGGGTGACCGCCAGCTTTCGCAGGAGGTAGGGATAGATTTTGTGACCTGGCACTGGTTTGGATGTGTTCGGGCGACGATAGATCGCCTCGATGCCCATCTTTTTCATCAGCGTGCCGACGTGCAGTCGCCCAGCCTCCAGCCCTTCTCCTCTCAAGAGCCCTTGCAACATCCGGCTTCCCGCGAACGGGTAGTCGAGATGCAGTTCGTCGATCCGGCGCATCAGGGCAAGATCGCCGTCAGGCACTGGACGAGGCAGATAGTAGACACTGCCACGGCTGAAGCCGAGAAGCTTCGCCTGGCGCACGACAGATAGCTTATGCTCGCGGTCGATCATTTCTTTCCGCCCAGCAATCCCGCCTTGCCGAGCGCACCGGATAAAAAATCGTTCTCCAGTGTCAGTTCGCCGATCTTGGCGTGCAGTGTTTTGACGTCCACAGTTGGGCCTGCCGGTTCCGTCTTCGCTTCATCGCCGAAAACGCCCGTCGCCCCCTCAAGGAGCTGTTCTTTCCACTGCTTGATCTGGTTGGCGTGCACGTCAAACTGCTGGGACAATTCCACCAGCGTCTGCTCACCTCGGATCGCGGCAAGCGCCACCTTTGCCTTGAAAGCCGGGCTGTGGTTCCGGCGCGGTCGTCTCGTCATGGTCTCTCCTGTTCCCGGCATCTAAGCCGAAGTCAGGCAGAAATTCCACTTATCCTAGCTGTGCAGATTTCCCGAGCCAGCTCTCTCAGCGCTATTCTTCGGGCCGCCAAAGGGGAAGATAACCCTTTCGCCTTGCCTGAATACGATCGCGAAGGCGATGAAATTTGTGACCGAGATGAGGTAATCGATCTCCCGATCAGCTTTGAGAAACCAGCAAAGAAAATTCTCCAACAAGTCGTTCAGTTAATCATGATTGATGCAGCTCGGCACGGATTAATTGAGTCATCTCCTGACACGCCGGCTGACCTCCAACACGTATTCGAAGCTGGGGATGGCGACGGCGACTAACGCTCCACTTTTGACTTCGTGGGGTAGAGCGTCTTGAACATCTTAGTCAGAATTTTCGCCTGCTCGACCGTGTCGATCTCTTCATGATAAGTGACGTTGGCGCAGAAGAAGTGCGGCGGATCCTTCGTGATCGCCGAAACTGCCAACCTGAAATCACTCTTCCCTGTGTCGAAATACCTGTACTTCGTTGATCCCGGCTTTCTCAACACAGCGCGCCCAGTTGCCCAAGCGAAATATGGATAGAACATAGAAGGGACGGCAAGGTCGGTCGCGCTACGCACTCGTGCCTTTCTGGTTATCTCGATCTGCTCTGGGTAGAGATCGCATATCTCCTCCATCACGCTTTTCCTCAATGGGTGAGGGGTGTGCATCATCTTACGGGTGGGGGTGAACCCGAAGTCCCTTTTGACCAGAGCCTGCATATTATAAGCCGCAACATCGGTGGGCACCTGAAGTTCGGGCGGGATCGTTGGATCAATGAACGAAGCCTGAGAGATATAGACGAGCGATCTCCCGACATCATCGAAGAAATGCGTAGGTTTTACCGGACGCCCGAGGAACACATCGTCATTAAAGTAGATGAAGAACTCCGAAAGCTCCGGAATCCTGTGCAGGCAAGATTCGATCGCGTGGGAGTTGAAAACGGGCAAGACGCTTGGGTCCGGGAAAATCTCGCGATGATCGATCACCCTCACCTTGCTGCTAACTCTCAACCAGTCTGGCTTTTGCTCATCGGTAACGATGTAGATATTTCTCACCCAAGGCGCATATTTCGCAATGGATCTGATCGAGTATTTAAGCTCGTCCCGCGAAAGGTAGCGGTAGGAATGGTCCCCTGAATTAAGCGTGGCGTTTTCAGAGAACATGGCCTTTTTGACCATCCATCGGGGGTCGCTTGAATCGACCCATGTGTAAACCACATCAATCTGGTCTACAGGCCGGTTGTCGTTCTGATCGCGAAGCCGAAGCTCATCATCCTCCGACTTGAACGCTATCGAACGATTAGTGAGGAAAACGCCGTCCTTAAAAGCACCGCCCGCGACCGTTGGAGCCGTGATGCGGCTGATTGGCGAGTTCTTATAGCGCGAGACCCACCGCCCTTCCGGTGTAAGATCGCAAAACAAGATGACGCAACGGGTATCATCGAACCTGACGCCGGGACCAGTAATGAAGTCCAGGTCATCTCGTCCGAGCACCAGCCGCCGACCTTCTTGTTTTAGCGAACTCAAGTTCTCGGGGTGCTGGCGCTTGCAATAATTTAGGACGCGCAAAACCTCTGATCGCTTAACCAGATAAAAGCGTTCGCCGCCCTCAACGTTTGCTGCGCAGAACTCTATATTCGACGCGCCTAAGAAATCGTCCACTGAATGATTGTAGGTCATCTGTGCAACACATAACGCTTGAAGTTCCGGTAGAAGAACTTCTCGACCCTTTTGTAGAGGGGAATCTTCCCCCTTTTATCCTGGAGGTTCCTCGTTTTGTCCTGAATCTTTTTCGGTCGCGTCTTGATCGCAGCTTTCAGTTGTCTGCTCCCCCTGAGGTATCGGATGTATGTATCCCGAAGCTCTCGTTTTACAGATGGCGGGTCATATTTCCCTTCCATCAGATCCTTGAGCGCCTCGATAACCCTCTCTGCCGAATTTCCCTCATAGGCATATATTTCGCGGCGCAACGCTTCTCTGCTCTTTTCCCACTTACCTTTGTCAGCGGTCGCGCTCTGTATAGCGGCATAGAGTTCATCTGCCGAGCGAGCGATCGGACCGATGTCCTGTGCGCGCGCTATTTCTATGGACTCTGCGTCTGTTCGGATGATCTCCTGTTCAACGGGTGGCTGCAGGAGCGCAATCGGGCGATCAAGGTAAAGCGCGTCGAAAATGGCGCCGGAATAGTCTGACACGACCACATCGGCGCGGGCGATGTCTTCCAGCGCATTGGCGTAGCCATCGATCAGGACAACTCGCGGGTCTGACCTGAGACGGTCGACAAGCTTCGTGTCCTTGAACTCAGAGCCGTGATGGAGCTTCACACGGATCCCGAGATCTTCCGGCAACGTCGGTAGCGCTTCGATAAAATGAGGCAAAGACGAAAGATCGCCATAAGTTGGCATATAGAGCATGCCGCCGCCGCCGATTTCCAGCGAGGAGCACCCGTCGTAGCGAGGATTGCCGACGATTTCAGACGCACAGAAGCCGGAAATTCTATCGTGCGAATAGCGACCCTGCATCATGTTCAAGTCAGCTACCAGGCGCCACGGCCCATACTGGTAAACCTCCTTTGCCATGCTGTACTGGAGAGCAACGACCTTGGTACTCTTAAAAAGTTTGAGGACATGGACGGGCGTCATACAGAAGACCACGTCGATGAGTCCGTCAACCGCGAGGAGTTCGCTAGTGTCAAGCCGAACAACCGAGCCATTCAACTGTGCAATGAAGTCATCACTGAACGTAAATGGCGTTTTTACCCGACCTTCCAGAACAAAGACCGGCTCTGTTAACTTTTCTGCTATGGGCGCGTAGAATTGATACTGGAACGGGTGAGAGATGATAAAGCCCACGCGAATGGTCATAGAACGCCCTTTATCGAAATGCTCGCTAAAGTCGGACGTTCTATGACAACGTTCTGATATCCGCAAGAGCCAGATTGCGCGCCATATTTGGCCGATTCTCGGCCAACCTACAGCGTGCGTGTCGTTTTCTTGTTCGTTACGACCAAGGGCCACTCACCCCGGGATCGTGGTGACTGATGTGAGCGTGTCGATAGTCTGCCCTCCAGGTCCCGGAGCTGGTGATGCAAGAAGCTTCAGCGTAGCCGCCCAGTTCGCATCACCAGTTCCGATACGTGCTGCCCACACTGCGCCTCCATATCCATAGGCGTGGATACCAGCGTCGTCACCTCCCGCAGCACCCGGAACCTGGAAAGCAATCGCAGGCCCTACGCCGGCCGGTAGATCGTCACCTTGTGTGTCCTGAAGGATAAGATCAAGCAATACCTGGGGCTTTTCCGACACAGTCCAGACACCTCCGGTGTTCACGTCCCTTTTAACCGCACGCGTAATCGTGAGCTTGTCTTCAACATCTATAACGCCGGACCGCTCGTCAAACTGATTGCGGCCGTCGAACGTAAGTGTCGGTGTAATCTGTATCGGGGCTGGAGCCCTGACGGAAAACTCCTTGGACGGAATATATTGGCGCTTAGACGCATTCCATCGGCGCACCCGCACGTAACGGCTGCCGTGGACGAACTCCATGACGCAATAAGAAACATCATTTCCCGTTTCCACGTAGCTATCGGTGTGCAGGCCGACATTGACGTGCCAAGCGCCATACTTGAACTCGTGTGCGACTGTCAGCGGGTCTGTCAGCCCCGTGTTCGTTCCGGAGAATGAATTGTGACCTGAGACGACGAGATCGACGCGACATCCCGGCGTACCAAGGATCGAGGTGAAGCGCTCGGAGTTGCGCTGGATGCGGTCACTGTCCGACGCGTCTACGTCAGTCCCGAGTGTTCCGCGAAAGGGTTGATGGACATAGAGGATGATCATGTAGTGCTGATGTCGGCGCACCAGCGCTTTGAACCAGTCGAACGCGACATCTGTGATCTGACCGGGGCCGTCAAAGACCATGTCGCCGATGAAGACCCGCAGAACATTACCTTGAATGGTATGGTAAAAAATACGCGGAAAGAACTTCAGGTATTCATCCCACGACCGTGCGAGTTGGCTCGTGGTCGAGCCGCCGTAGTTTCCGTCATGATTGCCGGGAATGGCGAAAATATTCGCCCGCGGTATAGGTGATCTATCGAGATCGGCGCTCAAGTCCGCGTATTTATATACGGCCGGTGTTTCCTCTGGACCGTCAAGGCCAGTATTACAGAGGTCGCCTCCGATAACCCAACTATCGGCATCGGCGTGGTAGATGGGCAGGTCCGCCAAGAACAGCTTATGCAATGCCAGGCTGATGGCTTTGGGCTGGGTGTCGGCCCAAAGCAATTCCTTCCACTTGCCTGGGATCGCTGTCCGCCTACGTTCACGAGCGGCGATGTTCTGATAGAATCCCATTAGAATGCTCCTATGCGCGAACGTAGGGTTTGTATGGCTGAATTGATCGCGAAAATCTGATCGTCAGTCAGCCCGCCGCCAACGAAATAGGCGTGTGCGGCTCGGTCTTCTGCCGGGGCGAAAACCGTCATTTTTGCTGTTGAAGGATCGGTCGTCGTTGGGGAGGCGGCAGATGCGCCGATCTTCGCCCCGTCACGATAGTTGGCTATGTCGTTTGCCGAAGTGCGAGAGCCTGCGGCGAACCCGTCCCGGAAGCCAGCGGCCGTCACAAGGGCCGTCGACTGGTTCAGCCGAACGGACTGGTTATTGGACGCGTCAACGGGCCGGAGAGTGAACCCTGCCGTTCCCGCTCCGCCGACGATCGACGCTCCGTTCAGGACGGATGTCCCGCCTGACACCATCAATCCTACACTGGCGCTGTTGCGCTTGAACTGCGAAAGCTGCGATGGCGATTTGTCGAACAAGACATAGTTTGTCGGGTCGCCTTTGACGCCTACGCCGGGGACAAACAAATCCCCACCCGTAAAATCCGGCATGACCGCTCCGGGCGACTTCAAGCTCACGCGAGACAATGCCCACGATGGGCCGAACCAGACACCCAAATAGTCCAGCAACGCCCAAGCCCCGCTATCGACAATCTCCTCGACCGCAGCATCGACTGCATAGCTGAACGAGCGCCGTGGTTCACTAAGACCGTGGCTCCAAATGTATTCCAACCACGGCCTTGTTTCGGGCATGAATACGCCGTAGCCACCAATAGCGTAGGCACCAATCCCGATGTTCTGCCTCGCCTGCTCCTGCTGGGCGGTAGAGAGGGACTGTGCTGCATAGGAAACAGGGAACTGGACGCCCGCTGCGTAGGTCTGGGCTCGGTCAGCTTCAGTCTTTGCCCTGTTCGCTTCAGTTTCGGCCGCGGCCACAACGGCGCTAGACGCCTGATCGCTCAGGAGGCGGAAGCTCGTACCAGACACGATGCCCAGCACAATCATGCCGGCCGCGAGACCGCCCGCAGCAATATCGTTGCCGCTGTTAGTCTTTATCGTAAGCGGAGTACCGCCGTTGAAGCTGACCGTCACCGGCGAGCCAGTGTTCGCCTCAAAGATATTCATCCAGACGAGCGCTGAACCCGAGACAGGGATGCTGGTTGTCGCCTGGAGAGCATTAGGCGTGCCGGCGCCAGCGTCGGACGCAATGATGAACGAGAACGGCAGGTCGCCGCGACGTGCCCAGGATCCAGTGCCAGATGCGCCAACCTTCCCATAGACGCCATTGTTCGCGACAACCGGATCGCCGAGCACCCAGGCCATTGCGCTGGCGCCATGCGCGACGTCATCGTCCAAGGCCGTCTTGCTGGGGTAGATCAGTCCGCCGGACGAGATGAACAGGCTGACAGCGCGTTCAAGTTCTGTGCCCCACACCGCCGCTTCCTGCTCGGAGATGGAGCGCGCGTTGCCGTTCTCGTCAACAGACGCAAAGATCTGCTGAGCAAGCTTCGTAAAGATGCCCATGATAGGTTCCTGATGTGAGGATGTTATCCGCTACCGCCTTCGTCAGGCACGGTGTATTCGAATATCAGAGCGGTGCCGGCCGTGCCGTCGCTCGTGAGGGTCTGCAGGCGCCGGGCTATAACTGTGCCAGGCGACTGTCCGTCCACCGGAGGATCGACAAACGTCAACTCCTGCATCGGGCGGGCGTTCTTCGTGTCGATGGTCTCGTAGGCTCCAAGAGCGACCTTCCGCTGCAGGCGGATTGCGGCGCACTGCACATCGGTTGCCCGTACTTTTACATCCAGTCCGCCCAGCTGTTCTGTCGTGTTGCCACCCGTGACAAGCACAGGTGCGGAACAGGGTGTGTTGTCGCTGCCAACTGTCAGATTGGCTGGCTCAGAGAAATACGACCCGTCATCGCCGTTGAAGACCCGTACCCGGGCGCCGATCGTCTGGCCGAGGAAGTCACCTGGCTCCCAGGCAACGTTTCCGCCGATCTCGTTCATCCCCTGCCAGGCGTTCGGGAGGCCACCGGTGTATGTCCGAAAGTTTGCCTCAACGATGTTATAGGCTTGGGCCGGCAGGCTGTAGCCGAGCCGCAGTTCCTTAGCCCCATTCGGATAGGTGATCTGGATAGCAGCGTTCGGTGAGTTCGGTGTGATGAGGTTGCTCTCATAGCCAAGTTCCGGGATGACCTCAGGCGGCAGAGCTTCATCAACTGATGGGTTCCATGCCGGCAGCGATGGCCAAACCGTGCAGGGGATTTCGACTGAACCGTTCTCGTCATCAATCCGCGGCGCCTCCATCCTGACGTTCAGGATGTCTCCAAGATCCGGCTCCTCGATCTGCGCATAAAGCAGACCCCATGCGGCCAGCCCGACCATGTTCGTTACCATGCGAACGCGGTCGGCCCGGGCCACGGCGAACTTGCGCCGAGCGATCCTCTGCGCCTGCGCGGCAGACGGGCAGAACGGCAGTTCGATGTCGAGGTATTTCGGACCGTATCGATCGACCTCGTCCTGGACGACGGCCCATGCGATGCCGGCAAGGTTCAGGTCCGCCAGCTCGTAATTCCGCTCCGGCGAGTAATAGCGCAGGCGGCAGATGTTCGGGCGATCAACAGCCTCGGGGCCGGACTGCCACCCATAGTCGTACATGTCCCGCGGCTCGAAGCTGATTTCCGGCGTAACCTCATCGTCGATCAGCTCAAAATAGATCAGTCCGTTCTCGTCCAGCCGGATCTCCAGCCCAGCCGAGTCCAGGAACTGGTGCATCGTGTCGCCGCGCTCGCTTTCCCAGGCCCACATGCCCCACAGGCGCGAGCGCTTTTCCGTTCCAGTCCTGGTGGCAACAGTGGCTTGAGCCTTGACGGCCTCGACGGTGATGCGAGGCCAGTTGAACCGCGCAGCCGAGAATGCCGGATCGCGCCGCAGGACATGCGCGCAGACGAGGACGGAGTTCTCGCTCCACACCCATGTTGCCGGGATGTCCGGGTCACAGTCCTCATCGAACGGATCGTAGATCCGGGATCCGCGTGCGATAACTTCCGAGTTCGGCGCGCCGTTCTGGTAAAGGCTGAGGTACTTTTCTTCGGCCAGGCCGGGATTGTAGAAAAGCAACTGCGACTGCGCGATACCCCGCACCCGGTGTGCGCTCGTCCAGAGTGTCGGGAACAGGTCAAGGAGCCCCGACCAGGCTGTTTCGGTGCCGGTGCCGACTTTATCTTTCCAGTTCGCCCACGAGCCGCCAGGGCGCGCCCAAGGTGGGGAGCTGACATCGCCATTGGCTTCGACGATGACCTCGCGGCCACCGAGATAATAGGTCTCGAAAGCGTCCACCGGCCCCTGCAGGCGGCAGACGAGACGGGCGCGCGTGCTGCCATCCGTATTCCCAAAAGCCTGCAGGCCGCCCACGCGGACGCGGCCAACGCCTTCGATGACCGAGCTTTCACCTGTTTCGAAGGTGTTCTTTGCGTCAGATGGCTTGATCGCGCCGCCTTTCGGCCTTTGCGCCCCGAAAAGCGAGGCTGCAACCACCGCGCCACCGACAATGACGTTGGCCGCGATCGTTGCGATCGTGCCAGCGGCCGTGGCCGCGACAGCCGTGCTCGACAGCAGGAAGCCATGGATGGCCGTGGCGATCAGCGAAACAGGGTCCGCGTTGGCATGGCTCACCATCGCAGCCCATAAGGCGCTGCTGGAAAGCATCAGCTTTGCAAGCTTCATCGGATCGACCAGACCTTCAGGATTGTGCGTGGGCGAGGGCGAAGCACGCGATAGCCCTGCGGCTCTGCGCGCCATGCGAAATAGTTCTCATCAATGAAGATCCCGCCGCACTGGCCATAGGCATGCGTTTCTATGATCCCGACGTCGCCCGCTTCGTGCACGCCCGTTTCCATCAGATGCGTCTGGGCAAGCGCCTCATCCCACACCGCCACCAGCGAACCCGCCTTCTCGATAAGGGCACGCGCCTCATCACGATCGGCATAGGCCAGATGCGGCAGAGTGACGCCGCAGGCACGCTCGACCCATTCAGCCGGCCAGGTCGTGCAGTCGCTCACGCCCCAGACCATCGGCTTGTCGACCGTCTCGGCAAGAAAGGCTTGCAGCAGATCCGGGATATCCGTCACGCGCGAATGACCTCCTGAACCTTCACGCCGACGAACTGCAGACCCTTGTCGCCGGGGTACCGACGTTGCTGCTCAGCGTCCGTCCACTTTCCGCCGAAGGGGAAGTTCTGGCTTTGCCACAGCGTCTCGACTGTGAATGAGACGGTGCGAAGCCCTATACCCGTCGTCTGCCGCTTCGGCGACGAGAGGTAACCAGGAAACAGCTTCTTCAGGCCGCCGCTCCAAACTTCCTGCGTTTCCTGGTCAAAGGCGCACCAGTAGATGTCGCAGAGCGCTCCTTCCGTCTGCCGCGCCTGATCCTTGACCGACCGAAGGAAGTCAGTGTTCACGCCAGACAGGACGATGTCCACCTTCGCCGCCTGCCCGAACCGCGGATCCTCGACAGCCGACAAGGAAACGAGTTGCCGGCCGGCAGGATCGGAGACGCCGGACCACTCGCGGCCGGCTACAGTCTGCGTGCCGACGCCATTGTGCAGCCGCCACGTCCCGGACGGCAGACCAAGCTCGGCAAACCAGGCGCGCGCAATATGTGGCCGCCGCAAGAACTCGCGCTCAGCCTCATCAAAGATCGTTGGCATTGTCAGTCCGCAAAATATTGCCGCACGTCGGAGTCGAAGACTTCGGTCATGATCAGCGTGGTTTCGTCGCCGTGGCCGACGTTGCGGCTCAGCTGCGCGCTCTGCTCGCCATCGAGCCGCATCGCCAGTACCGGTTGGAGTGTGGCGAAATCGTCCGTCGTGACCGCCTTTCGCAGCGGCGGCCAGATCCGATACTCACCGCCACCACGATCCTCGGTGACGACGTATTTGCCGAAATGGAAGGGGAAGAAACCGATCTCGTCACCCATGCCGAGAGAACGCCCCCAGTAGAGCGGTTCGAGCCGAACGACCGTCGCATCTTTGGCGGCAGCCGCGGCGACCGGTACATTCGGTGGAGAAACGCTCCAGTTCTTGCCGTTCGACCACGACCGGCCATTGGCCCACGGCATGCCGGATCTTTCTTGCGCGGCGGTTATCTTGGCGCCGGCTTCCTTCAGCGTCATCCCGTCCGGAACGGGCCAGGGTACACGCACGGCATTGGCGCCGCCATGCAGCGCCGTCACAAGCCCCTCGATGCGCCGGTACATACGCCCCTTGGCCGCAGGCAGCAGGAGTTCGTATTTCCACGCACCAAACGGCGACGAAACACTCTGGTAGCGCCCGCCGATAGTTTCCTGTCCGCCGGACGCGCCAACGGTGCGCGGACCTGCTAGCGGCCGCCTGGATCGAATGCCAAGGCCGACCGGCCAGTTGAGCAAGCGCCCCATCAGAGCGGCCTCGTCTTGCGGCTGTTGGAGACACCGATCCGGCCATCGACCATCTTGCCGAAGTTTCGCTGCATGTCGTTCAGCTGCCGCTGCACCCGCGCCAGACCAGCCTGATCGGCGCCCTGCGCATTGATGACAGGCGCAAAGACGATGGAGCCGCCACCTGCCGATTGCCCTGGTTTGGTAATGCTTACGGTCTCGTTCGGGCTTGCCTTGAAGGCGACCAACTGGCTGTCAATGCCGCCGGCGCCACCAACCTGGAAGGAGCCGCCATTCGCGAAGCCCAAGAGCCCTTTGAAGATGCCGCTGAACAGACCGCCGATACCACTTCCGCCGCCGCCCATCTTCGAGAATGCCATGCTGGCAATCTGCTGCAGAACGCCCTTCAGGACATCGGACCATTTCTTGGTGCCGTTGATCGCCGCGCCGATCGATGAGCCAATGCTTTCGAACGAACTGCTGATATCGTCTGCAACCTGCAATACACCGCTTTTGACGTCGACGCTGGTCATGCCGTTGTTCAGGCCGGTCATGATATGCACACCCAACTCATGCATCAGGCGGGATGGTGATCGGACGATGAAATAGTCTGCGATCCCGTTGTAGATGGAATCCCCGATGCCAACGACGCTGGACTTGACGCTTTCCCACTTGCTCTGGATGCCCTGCCATAACCCGTCGATGATGTGCCCGCCTAGTTCCATCATCTTCGCGGGCAGGGCCCGGAAGGCATCAAGGATATCCGTGGCGATCTGAACAACGCGGTCCTTGAACGCAACGAAGGCCTGAGACGCGCTTTCCACGCCCGCCTTTATCTGAGCCCATAATTCGCCTGCCATCTGCTGGAGGTACGGGATTGCTATCTGCAGCGCCTGGTAAAGCGCCACCATTCCTGCAGTCGTCGCAGCGATCGCGGCAACAACGGCAAGAACGGGCGCGCTGATGGCCGACACCGCGGTCAACATGAGGCCAAGCGAAAGAACCACTGGTCCAATTGCCGCCGCAACACCGCCGATCACGACACTCCACTGCAGGATCTGCGGGTTGGTCTGGGACAGGGTCTGGATGAGGCTCGTGGCGCCTTGCACCAGCTGCGTTACGAATTCGAGTATCCCGCTGGTCGCGATGGCAATCGTCAGCGCCTTCAGGGCCTCCCCCATAGCTCGGAGCGCGTCGTTATACGCTTTAAGTCCCGCCGCCTGATCCTCTCGAATGACGGCCGCCCCCTCGCCAAGTGCACGGAAACCTTCGCCACCTTGCGCCAGGAGCGGTATAAGCGCGGTGGCATCGGAAGCCATTGCCTCAAGATAGAAGGTGAGGTCCTGCTGGGAGGCGCCGGCCTTGACGAGGCTGTCGTAATAGAGCTGGAGCGCCTGTGGCCCGGACAGGTTCTTGAAGGCGTCCGCCGTCAGCCCGATCTTCGGGGCGATCTGCTCGAAGAAGTCCTTCATGGGACCGCCACCGGTGGCATTGAAGTCGCCGACGCGGTCGTTCACGTCCTTGAAGATGTCCGAGAGCTTGTCGCCCTCGATCCCGACCGATTTTGCGGCGAATGCCAGCTTCTGGAACTCCTCGAACCCGACGTTGGAAATCTGAGCGGACTTTCGCAGGCTGTCGATGTCCTTCGCCATGCTGCTTGCTGCAGCGGCCACAGCGCCGCCGGCAAGCGTCAATGGCGCGGTGATGGCGGCAGAGAGGGTCGTCCCCCAGCCCTGCAATTGCTTGCCGACCCGCTGCATGGATGCCTGGACACCTTTGATGCCATCGACGAACTGTGCCGTATCAATCCCGAGGTTGACCCTCAGGGCGCCTATCACCGCACTTGCCATTGATCACCTGCTTTTGCGAGATGCGAGCCAGCCGCGCACGGTGGCTTCAAGTTGCGCCGGCGTCATCGGGCCGGTCCGCTTGGTTTTAGCCTTCAGAAGTGTTTCCAGCTTCGGAAGTTTTTTTGTCCGGGCCAGTGCCTCGATGTGCCAGGCCAGGATGATGTTTTCGTTTCGCTCGCGCCTTAGCCTTGCTACGCTGCCGTCGAGGATGACGCGTATTTCTCTGAGCGTGAGCCGCCAGAAATGCGAAGGATCCTGTCCGCTTTCCACCCATGAATTGAGCAGGTCTAGCGGCAGGAAGCCTTCGCCTTCTGAGGGTTTTTGCTGTTCCCCGTCGCCTCCGGGAACGCCAGTTGGAAGGCCCTGGTGATTGCGTCCATGCAGGCCTGAAGGCCGGCCGCACCGGCAATCGCACCAGCATCCTTTTCTGTGACGTCGGGATGATGATCATGCAGGCCGCAAAGGATCAGCTTTCGAACATCGCTGATCCGGATGTTTTCGCTGTCGTCGAAGATCTCCCCAAGTTTTGGAGCCGGCCGGCCGAAAACCTCCTCCAGCTCACAAAGCGCATTGACGGAAAACGAAACGGTATATGCCGTGTCGCCGGCCTGGAGCGCGACCGAGCCGCGAGCAGCGTTCGCCATCAGGCTGCCTCCGTCCACACCTCAGCTCCGGAAGGAGCCACGGTGATGGTAGCCGTCATCTTGTCGTCGATCGGAACGGCCTTGCTGTAGGTCAGCACGGAGGCGTCATAGGTGACGGTCACGCCGTTAGGGAACTCGATCTGGTGCTGGACAACCGCGCCGCTCGCGCGCATCTCGCGCAGGAACACATCGGTTGGATTCCCGGGAACCCAGTTGATCGAGAAGCTCGCTTCGCCCGGATCCGTCAGGCCGGCGATGAATTCTCGCCGCCGATCGGGGCTTTGCATGTGGGTGACGTCGACGCGGTCGGTGCTTTCTTCACCGGGCGTGATTTCGTTGACCTCGCCGATTTCGAAGAATGCAGGCGGCTCTGCCGCGGCGTTCCAGATGCGGTATTTCGACTTGTAGCCAATCATGGCGTCGGACATGGTTATGCTCCGTAGTGAACAGTGATGTCGATGGAGGTGCGGAACAGGCTGGTCACTTCCCCGGCGTCCGCAGCCGGGAGATCTCTTTCGCTGTCGATGAAGACGCCCTTGAAAGGGCCGCCCTGATAACCCGAAAGCCTTGACTTGATGGCCCGGGCGAGCGTCTTCGCCTGCCCGTATTTGTCGGCATAGCAGTCGATCTGCATGCGGATAGGTACCGGGTTGGCCTCGCCCTGCATGTGATAGGACGGAGCCGAACTCACAGTCTGAAGAACGACATAGGGGCGCGCGTCCCGCTGGTCAGCGCGGCCCAGACGGATCTTCTGGCCAGTAATCGCGACGATGGCAGGCGTTGCCAGCAGGATCTGAACAAGCGTTTCTTCCATCATTTTCCTCGTGCGGCACGGCGTGCCAAACGCTCTGTCGCTTGCCGGATGCGGAGCCAGAGGGAATTGCCGATCCGGTCCAGGGTCGGCATCTTCTCCGCTTCCCACGCGGGGCGCATGAAAGGTTGCGCAGGGTGCCGCTCATTGCCGAATTCCTGTTGCACGCCAGCCGGATTGTTCGTGCCCATGAACATTTCTTGGAACGTGGGCTTGTTGATCTCGCGGTGCATCGATCGCTGGCGGGAGTTCAACCGCGTGGAGACGTCGATGCTCTCGTAGAGATGATATTCATCCCGTGGCGCAAGCCGGCGGGCAGTGCGGGCCATGGGCTCGGCAGCATCGCGCAATACCTGGCGGGTGACGCCCTTCGCCGTAGACTTCGGCAACTGCCCTAATGCACGATCAAGCTCCTTCAGCCCTTCAACCTTGACCTTGATCTTCGACATCAGTCTGCGTCCCGGACAGCTTTGATGACGATGAACCGGCGTGGCGCATCGATGTGCTCCATCTTTTCGGTGATCGACCATATCCCGCCATCGTGGCTGATGCGATCGGTCTGCTTGATGTCGTCGGTCTGGCTGCTCTTACGGACTGTGAACCGCGCCATCAGAAATGCCCCTACCTGTCCTGCGGCTTCTTTCTCGCCGGAGCTGGCGTCTTCACGCTTTGCCCAGACCGTTGCAACATCCGCCCACGTCTCGACCGGCTCGTTGAACTCGTTCGGGACCGTCGTTGCCCGTTGGATAGTGATCTTGCGGTTCAGGTCCGGCGCTGTCGGTGCTTTCACCATCTATCACCTATGCAAGCGCGGGATCACGAAGGGTCTTCAGCACCGCTTTGACTGAAGGCGGCAACTCATCACCTGCGAAGTCTTGCCGAAGATCGGAGGGATCGTACCAGTGACGGAGCAGGAGCAAGACGGATACCTGGATCACCTCCGGAACTTCCGCATCGTTCGGCAACTCACCGTCGATTAGGCCGAGAACTGCACCAGCGCGGGTGTCGAGGTGGTTGATCACCGCTCCCGACGCGCCCGGAATGTAGACCTCCGTCAACAGCGTATCGTCATCGCTTCCGTCGATACGAAGGGCATCCTTCACGCGCTCCAAAGTTACAAGCGACACCATCAGTCAGCCCTCGCCGGCACACCAACGCGCACAGGCTGCGCGGTCTTCACTTCCTTCACCGTGCCGTCCCTTCCATCGCGGCCTTTCTTGGCGCACAGGGTCCACGACTTGGCGCCCTCGCCGGGCTTGTCGGCCGTTTCGCCGTCGCAGTGCCACAGGGAACCGCCCCAGGTGACGGTATCGCCGCGCTCGTACTTCTCGCCGTCCTTGTAGACGCCGCGGTAGAGCATGACCGGGAAACCGAGCTCAACCTTGAACGACTGGTCGCCACGCTCGAACGCCAGGAGCACCGTCCGGCCGTCGTCCATCAGTGTCGCGTCGAATTCTTCCAGGCTGAAACCATCGCGGCCGTCCTTGCCGGGGGTGCCATCCTTCCCGACCACTGGGCCGAGATTCTTCGTTTCACCGTTGGTCAGTGTGACGAAAAGCTCTCCATCTCGATCGATCAAAGCGCCGGCTAGACCGATGCCATTCTTGCCGTCTTTTCCGTCTCGGCCATCTTTGCCGTCTTTCGCCCGCGGAAGTTCGCTGATGCGTTTGTCCACTTCAGAGGCGATAAGAGGCGCAACTTCCTCGACAGTGACGCTCTTGCCGTCCTGTGGGGCTGGGATGGTGGCAACGGCATCTGACACCATTGCCGCGATGTCCGAAAACTGCGGTGCGGGTTCGATAGCCTCAACGGCAGCGCGTATCTCCTTGACCTCGTCGGCAATCACGCGCCGAACCTCGTCAAGGTCCGCGTCTTTGCCGTCTTGCGGCTTTGGTAACTCCGCTACGGCTGCAGAGACTGCAGATCGCACCAATGCGTCAACGTCTGGAAGTTCAGGAGCAGGCGGGATCTCTGACATCTTGATCGCGTCGACTGTGGCTTTCACCGCGGCCAAATCTTCGGAAAGATCGACAGGCGCCGGCATCTCCCTGACCTGCTTCTCGATCGCATCAATGCGAGCCGAAAGCGGCGCCAGTTCCTTGGCGAGATATTCCTTGACCACGCCGACGATCTCTTTGCCGAAGGCCTTGCCATCGAATGTCATCAGCGAAGTCCTTTGTAGATTTCGACAAGCGCTGCCCGGGCTTCCGCTTCGGCTGCGTTGTCATTCGCAGGTTCGGACGGCGGGGCAGGCGCAGGGGCGGTGGCCCCAAATGGGTCAGATTGAGCATCGCGCTTTGCGAGAGCTTCGAGGCTGAAGTTCTGCTGCTGCAGCATCGGGCTATCACCGCCTGGTTTGGGCGGGAGGTCGAGCTTCTTACGCTGCTCGTTGGGCGCGAGGATACCCTTCGACTTGTCGAGCATCTCCATCTGCGTGACGCTGTCCATGCGCAGGAGATTTTCGGTGTCGAATTCTGTCCCCATGTTCTCGCCCGTGCCCAGACCTTCATCCAAGCAGAGTTCGATCGACTCCAGCAACACCTGAAGGCACTGCGAGTAATACTCGACGTTCAAGCTTTGAACGTTGTTAGCGGTCGGCATGGGGCCAAGACCGATCTTGTATGGCGGGACGTGATAGGTCGAGCAGACGACCTCACCGGACCACTTCAACTGCTCGATGAGCTGAGAATCCGTCGCCTTGGCTCGCATCGCCTCATATTTGAGGCCGTCGCCCAAGACCGCGACCTTGCCGGAGTTCTTGCCAGAGAAGTTGGTATCCCAATACTCCTTGAGACGCTTGGCGGTGTCGTCGCCAATGGCGCCTGGGGCTGTAAGCACACCGCCGGGGCGAGCACCATTCTGGAAAAACAGGGTGCTGTCGTTCTGGACGGCTATACCCTGCATAGCGGCCAAGCCTCCGGCAAAGATCGGAGACAGACCGACCAGCGGGTGAAAGAAGCAGTTGAACCGATCGTGGATGATCTCTCGCGCCGGAACGGTTACGCCGGCTTCGACGCCGCCAAGCGGATCCCGGCCCAGCTGGTAGAACACGCTACCATCATCAGATACGAGAGGCGTCACGAGGTCGGGGTCGAGCACGTAAAGCTTCACCACCACGCCGCGGCCGTCGCGCTGCTTCAGGATGTAGGCGTTGCCGCGCTGGAGCTTCGACAGAACCCATGCTTCCATGAACTGGATGCGGTTCTGCCAATCGTTTGGCTTGCGGAGGACAGGGGAATAAGCCGGATTGCTGGTCTCGGTCCATATCCCGTCGCGGTCCTTCGCTACCAGCTTGATGCGCAGCTTGGCGATGTCGGAAGCTATCAGCGTCCGGCAAGCGAAGTCGGCATGGTTGGACAGAACACTTTCCTGCCTAACCTCGACGTTCTGCTGCCAGGCGCCGGGAAAGCTTTCCCTGATGATCGGCCACCATCCGCCGCGGGTGTCGGGGCGCGATAGATTGCCGGCCGCCTTCTCGCGGGTGATGTTGAGCCCAAAGAATTTCATCAGTAGATCGCCACAATGTCCGTTGCTGTGGTGCCCGTCACGCGGACAGCTTTGGCGCGGATTGGAAGCAAGGCTCCTGCGGGAACGTTCTTCAGAATGACGGGCGCCGTGTCTTCGACTGCCACGACTGCGACATCTCCAGCCCCGCCAACATAGAGGGCGCGGCAGTTGCCATCAGGGAGCGCGGCGCTGGCATGCGGGGTGACTGCTCGGAGAGCGCCGCCGCCGATCATGCTGCTGTTGGATGCGGTGGGATTACGCGCCATTGTGGTTGCCTCCGCCGGTGCGACGTTGGAGCTCAAGTTCGACCGCCGCGATGGCGTCATCCTTGGTCTTGATCGTGTCGTCACTTACGGAAGCAGCCAGCGACTTTAGCGCCGGCCACGGCAGGTCTCGCCAATCATCCGGGATGGGGCAAAGGTCGGCGCCCGCGTCGGTTTGCAGCGCGGTCGTGTCGTATCCCAATTTGCCGAATATCCGCGCATAGCGCCGATCGGACGACTTGAGCGCCCTGTTGAGGTAGCCTTGATGCTTCATCGCTCAATCCTTCCAGAGAAAAGCCAGCCGCACCGGAGCGCGACTGGCATGTTTGGGTACGGCCTTAGCCGGCGGTGTAGTTCGCGCTGTCGATGTACTGGACGGCGCCAGAGCGGCGCTTGGTCCAGTTGATGAAGCGCTCCGCACGGATGCCGACCATGTTGTGCTGCCAGAGGCTGACGAGCACGGTCGAAGCGGTCGGCGGGCTGGTTGGCGCGCTGTCCATCTCGAGCGAAGCCTGGTTGCTGGCGTCGAGCAGGGTTTCGCCATCGTCAGCGAGCATGATCTCCGACGCCTTGGCGAGGATGATGCGAGCGCCGGCGCCGACGAGGGGATCGCCGGAACCAGGGTTGGCGGGGCTATTCTCCGACAGGACGACCGGAAGACCGAAGAACCGGCCGCCGCTGTCGCCGTTGATCTGGATGTCTGGAAATTCGCGCTGGCCGAGCGGGTTCAGCATGAGAGCCAGCGAGAGCGCCATCATTTCAGTCATGATGAACACGGCGCCGGACAGGGAGAGGTTCGCGGTGACGAACTTGCCCATCAACTTCTGGACGTCGGCGCGCACAGCGTCAGCATCGGTGCCGCTCGCAACCACTGGCGTCACGCCGTTGGTGATGGAGGCAGGCTTGACGCCAGCCGAACCAGCATTCGCAGGGTCGACGAAGTCCCGGTCCATCGTCTGGACAATGGTGTCCATCAGATCCTGGCGAACGATCGCTTCAGCGGACGGGTTGGAGAACCGAACGAGCTCCTCCGTCATCACAACGATGCCGGCCAGCTTGGTGACGCCGAGCGAAATTTGGTCGAAGGCCAGAGCAGAAACCGGCTTCGGCTTGCCTTCACCCACCCAGGACGCCGAAGATCCACCGGTCTGGCGCGGCACCTTGATATTGAAAGGCACGTTGCGCAGGCCAGGGATGCGACCGATGATTGTCTGAGGGCGCAGGAGCTCAGCGAACTCGCTAGCCATGTTCTGGTATTCGACCAGAGGCTTCGCCCAGGCGGTATCGGTCGTGGTGCCGGCGGCAACCGCGGCCTTCAGAACCGTGGAGACTTCCGGCGTCTGGTCATCCCAGCGCTTTGCGATCTCGGCGGCCTGCATCAGGTTGCCCTTGGACGCCATCAGCGCCATGGCATAGCGCGTGAAGGCGGTGCCCTTGGCGACGTTCGGCTTCACCTGCACCGGAGTGCCGGAACGAACGGCAGCGCCATCGGCTGCGGTCTTGATCTGGTTGGCGATGACCGGCTTGGCTGAAGCTGCCTGCGACTTTTCCAGCGAGCGGAAACGCTTCAGGTCACCGTCGATCGATTCGACTTCCTGTTCGAGCGTGTCGAACTCTTCCTGTTCCGCCTGGTCGGACGAACGGCCCTCGTCGATCGACTTCTGCATGACTTCCGCCATGCGTGCGGACTTGGCCTGCCGAGAGGCTTCAAGTGCCGCGATCTGTTCAGCAATGGTTTTCATTTCATGGCCCTCCTTCGGGTGCAAATTGACGGGTTTGTGAGATTTTCCCGAAGCGCCGGGAGAGACATCGACCGGACGCTCGATAGTGCCTGTCGCGGCAGGAGCGTTCGCGTCGAATTGCTTGACGACAGAGAGGCCTCGTTCGTCCATGTTCTTAATGCTTGTCATGACCGCTTCCGGCTGCGCCGGGATGGTCACCGCCGAAAGCTCATAGACCTCCGACTTGATGAACCGAATGCCGCCCTCATCGAGGAAGGCGTATTCGACGGCTCGGAAGCCAATCGACACCGCGCGCACCAGCCCGATCTTGATCGACTGCCATGCTTCATCGATGCGGTCCTTCAGCGTGCCGTCTTCGGCAATGGTGGGGATTTCTGCCTCGAAGGTGATGCCATCCTTGGTCGGCTTGTCGAACTTCACCGTGCCGATCGGCTGCTTGTGGTCGTGCTGCCAGAGGAACGGCATCGGGTTCGTGAACTTCACGCCGAGCGGCTCGACAATGTCGCCCACGCGATCGGCTGCCGGGGTGGTGGCGATGCCGCGGATGATGCGCTTTTCTTCGTCGACTGCCTTGATGGTGAGGGACGAGTATGCGCGGCGCGTCACTGTCATGACGACCTCCAGTTCTTCTGCGATTGCGGATGGGTCAGCCGAACACCAACATCTGGTATTCTGGCTCCTTGGCTACTTCCGGGTTTCTGCTCATCATCTCTCCAGCATTGAATGCCGCGACCAGCGGGTCGATCTTGGAGCTGACAGATTTCTTGTCGATGTAGACGTTGACGCCGCGCTGCTCAGCGCGGGCGTTCTCGACGCACCAGCTCAGGAGCCGCGAGCCGCTATGTTTCATGGTGCCATCGGCAAGCTTTCGCTCAATGCCGAAGATTGAAGGCGACAGACGATAGCCCTGCGATACCGCCTTCACCATCGGGTCGGCGATGTTGTAGGCGGCGAGCTCTTCGAGAAGAGCCGTAACGCCATTCGGGTCAAGGCCGATGGCACCTTCCTCAGGAAGGAGCCACGCATCGCGTATCTCGGCGATAATGGCGGCCGCTTCCTCGACGTCCTGAGTAACCCGCTTGCAAATCACCAGGTCGCCGTCGCGCTCGAAGTCGTTGAGTTTCTCGACGATCTCCGGGTGGCGCTTGAGGACCGACGGCTGCGCCCATGCCTTGGCCCATAGCAGCCAGTGCCTGGTTTCCTTGTGACGGCCGATTGCAGCCAGACCCCACAGATCAAGCAGGCCGCCGACGTCACCGCCGAAGACGATCACGTCGCAGACGGCTTTCATGTATTCGAGGGTGATCCTCTTGTCCGCAGATGATTCCCAGTAGTCGGCGCCGATCCAGCGGTCCGAATGCAGCGCCAGGCCGATCTCGACGTTGAGATGCTGGCTCGCCCAGCGGCGTTCTTCTTCCTCGCCCTTCTTCTGAGCCGCGCGCCATTCCTCTTCCAGTCGATCAATCGTGATCGAAAGACCGAGGTTTGGAAGAACCATCGGCCAATGTTTCGGATCTTGCCAGGGCCTGTCCTTGGCCGTCTGCATCTCTTCCGGAAACTCGTAGAGCACCGGAAGCGTGCTGCTGTCGGTGATCGTGCCGTCGCGCACGCCGCGAGCGTACTGGAGTTCTGACTTGAATACCCCGGAGGGGGGCTCATCACTTTGCGTGGTGATGATGATCAGGAAGGATTCCTTGTTCGGGATCAACCCCCCGCTGATCTGGCCGAGCACTCGTGATGCATACGAGTAGGACGACATGACGTGCAGCTCGTCGAGGAGGACACCGGCAGGCTTCGAACCGGTCAGCACCTTCATGTCGAACGTCTTGATCCGGAGCTTCGCCTTGTTGAGGCGATCCTTGATCGTCTTCGTATGCTCGATCGTCTGGAATCGCTTCGACAGATATTCGTCTGCCTCGATCATCCCGGCCGCCTGCTGGTAGGCTGTGTCGGCGACATCCTGCGTCGGCCCGATCAGCAAGAACTCGGCGCGTGGTCGCTTGTTCATCAGCATCGCGGTGACCATGATTCCGGCGCCACCGGTGGTCTTGGAGTTCTTCTTCGGCACCAGGCCGAAGACATTCCTCACATGCCGCTCGCCGTTCTCGTCGATCGAGCCGAAGATGGCCCGGACGATGTCGCGGAACCAGTCACCTGCTGCGTCCGCCATGAACGGCTGATCAGGAACGTCGGGCAGCCGCAGGTTATTGAAGATCCCGACCGCTCGATCGCCTTCCTCTTGGTCCAGGGGAAGATCCGGAACAAGCGACCGGCCCGACCTAAGGCGCTCCACCCAATCGGGGCAGGCGAAGTTCCAATCGGCCTTTACTGCAGAAGCGAAGCCCACGATGTGCCTTCATGTGCTGTCTTGGCGTCCTGGTCCGCCGCAGCCTTCTTGCCCAGCTTTTCCGCGGAGGCTTTGTCGTCTTTCGGGATCGGGACGGCCGGGGCGCCCTGTTTCTCCAGGATGTCGAACATCCTCGAAATGGCGACGGAGCTACCGGACTTCATTTTCTTCAGCGTGATCTCCAGAGCCATGCCTTCGATCAGGTCCGCGCCGTCCTGAAGCTCTCGGGAAAAATTCTTGCGAAGCGTCTTCTCATCGCACCCGAGATAGTTGGCAATTCTCGCTTGCGTCCAACCCGCAGCGCGGAGAAGGCATACAAGTTCCTGATTTTCCTTGTTCTTTGCAAACGATGGCCTGCCGCGCCGATCCTTGATCGGCAACATCGGCTGGCCGAACAGGTCAAGCTCAGTCTTCTGGCCGGAAAAATCGTCTGACACGGTAAAAAAAATCTCCGAATAGGAGGGGCGCGGGTCTAGGGGCAGGGGGCCTTCCAGACTTTCGACCACCCCCCCGGCCTTGCGGTCACCAGCCTTGCCGCCGCTCCTCGCGCTGCTTCAGGCGGTCATGGCACGGCTTGCACAGGCACTGCAGGTTCTGCTCGTCCCAGAACAGGCGCTCGTCACCACGGTGCGGCTTCTTGTGGTCGGCAACGAGCCGCGACGTATTCCCGTCAACTCGTCCGCATCCAACCATCTGGCATGTGAAGCGGTCGCGGATCAGAACCTTCATCCGAAGCTTCTGCCAGCGCGCCGTCTTGTACCATTTGCGATATTCGAGGTTCGCATCGCGCTCGCGATGCCTTGCCTGCTCATCACCGGCAACACGACCGAGGCGAGGTGGCAGCGTCGAGAGCCTTGGCTTGAGCGTTGTGAGGCGTCCCATACCCCTAGATACGACAAAGGCGACCGTTGAGGCCGCCTTGCATTCATCTGGTCATGGCTTGCGCACTGGCCCTGAATCGATGTCTCGCCTGAGACTGGAGGGCAGGGGCCGGAGGAGAACTTCATCCCGAAGGAGCATCAGACGCTCCGGTCATCCCGTCGCCGATGGACTCAGCCATCAGCGCGGGAGAATCGTTATGGCGCTGGCGCAACGGAGTCAATATCCAGTTCGATCGGCGTCATGCGCCCGAAGATGTTCACCTCTGCCAGCACCTTCCACCGGTCACCGAGCACCTTGCGGATGGTCGTCTGGAAGTCCGCGAATGGTCCTGACCGGATGGTCACGCGCTCGCCTGCATGCACCGGCAAGGGCTTCTCATCATCTTGTTTTAGCACATCATTCTTCACCCGAAGCATCAGCGCGTTCATGAGTTTTTCCGGCATCAGGAACGGCTTTCCGTCATTGCCCATCAGGCTCTGCAGGCGTGATGCGCAGAGCGCCCCGGCATAGGCCTCGTGGCAGGGAACCACCCTCAGGAAGAGGTAGCCACGGAAGAAGGGCCGATAGATATCCACAGGCTTTAGGCCTCTGCGTGGCCTCGTCCGAAAGCGCTCCAGCGGGCACCAGGTTTCGATTCCCTGCTCGTTCAACTCCTCCTGAATGGACAGTTCCGAACCTGCCCTGCATGTCCCGACGATCCAGCGCGCCATCGTGTCGAACCGCTCCCAATCCTTGCCCGCCATCCGGATCAGGTTCGCATGTGCGGCTCTGGCCCTTTCGGCGCGCGCCTGACCTTCATCGATGCGCCGACGCTCGTAGGGCGAAAGCTCTGCAGAGGAAACGGGACGGTATGCGAGTTTCTGACCTTGGATTTTTCTATGCTGCATCATCGTCTTTCCTCGCCTCGATCAACTGCCTTTGGAACCGGCGAAGCGCATCCGCCACTGCCTCATCCAGATCTTCAATGCCATCGTCGAGCGCAGGGAACTGCACGAAGCCAAGCCCTTGCGGCTCAGGCAGCCAAGGCCAGCACTTCTGGTGATGGAGCCGCTTCCAAGCTTCCCACACCGCGCCGCCAACCTGCACCTTGTCGAAGCCCTGCGAGATCGTCACGATCAGCTCCGGCACCAGAACAGGCTTCCGGTCCAGCGCCGCCTGGTGTAGCTTCACCGCCTCGGGCCATCCCTTCTTTTCTCGCTTGTCCCGCCAGATCATCTCCTCCTTTTCCGGCTTGGCTTCGATGATCCGCTGCTCGAGAGCATCGAGCATCAGCGGCATGGGCGATTTCGAAAGCTCCGCCAGCCGCAAGGCGCTCCATGGCCGGGAATAGGCGTTGAAGGTTTCCGGCGCAGCCGGCACGGAGGATCGCTCAGCCAGCCGCTCCCATGCCCGTTCCGACAGATAGGTCGCAGCAGCCTTCGAGAACTTGCGTCCGCTGCGCTTGGCCTCGGCCAGGTAGTCGGGCGTCCGCTCCTCGCAGGCCTTCCGCTGCTCCGGCGTCAGGTCCAGCCAGGCGCGACGGGTAGGCGCTTCGGCGTCCACCGCATAGGTCGGCCAGCCTGACCACCATTTGCGGAACCGCCGCTCCAGCACTTTCGGATTTTCTTCCTCTTCCCCGTTCTCGCGCTCGCGCTCTCTCTCTTCTTGTTCAACAGGGGGAGTTATATTGGGGTCATTAATAGGTGCCGGTCCAGAACCGGCAGGGGGTGCCGGCTCTGGACCGGCAGGGGGTGCCGGTATACCGGCAGGGGTACCCCCGCAAACGCCGGCCGTGTTAGGATCAAATTCCTCGGCATCATCGCCGTCCCATGCGCCGAAAGCATGGCTCGGCGTGTCACGATCGTAGATCACGCGGTACCAATGCGCGCTGTCCCGGCCGTTCTCGCTGACGACTTCGCGGCGCTCGACAGCGCCGATCTCGATCAGGCTATCCAGCGCCGATTGCACCGTGGAGCGCGCGCAGCCGATCTCTTCCGACATCTTCACCTGGCTGCGCCGGCACCAGCCCTGCTTGTCGGTATGGCGCCCGAGCAGGCAGATCACCTGCAGCATCTTGCCCTTCAGGTCAGGATGCGTGACGACCCAGCCGGGGATAATTGCGAAGCGGTGATCACTCACGGAATCCCCCTCCAGCTTGCCGGATTAAGCATCGTCAGTAAGCTGTAGTTTCGGTTCATGTTGATGGTGAAAGGGACGTCGCCCCGAACGGATCGCTGCGCCAGTTGTGCCGCCCGTTCCGCTCTGAAGTAGTTTTCGCCCGGCTTGAACTCGGCCTCCAAAAGAAGGCTCTCGATGATTTGCGAATGCTCGCATGAGAAGAATGCGAGTGGCGCGCGAGCCAGCCAAAGCGCTCGATCCTGATCGTTCGCCGCCCGCCGCAACTGGTCTGTGGTGAGCAGGAAGTTCACGCGAGGTCACCTTTCTGCCACTTGTAGAAGTCTGACCGCAGCTTCTGAAACCGCGCCCGCGCGGCCTCGTCGCCGTTTAGCGCCGCCTTCGACGAGATGCCGAGCATGCCCTTCATGCGGGTCTCGGCAGCCGTCGCCGAGGTGATTGCCCCGTCGAGCCCTTGGGCCTGCAGGAAGCGCCAGAATGCCTGTTTTTCACAGAGGCCCTTTGCCTGCTCCTCGTAGTCGTCGGCGCGCTTGCGGGCGATCAGCTTGTCGATCTCCGCCTGCAGCTCCTTCACGCGCGCCACGGCGCGGCCGACGAAGCCGAGGAACAGGAACAGGTGGTCGAGCGCACCGGCGACCAGATCCTGCTCGTCCACGGTCGCCTCGTGGTGGATGGTCAGGATCTTCACCTGCTCGCCGCTGGAGCGGGTGGAGAACACATGGATGCCATCCTGGTCCGCCTCCATGTCCCACTGGTCGCCCGCCAGCCGGTCGCTGATGTAGCGCAGCTTATCGAGCACCTGCTTTTCGCGTTCGCGATCGAACACCGGAAGGTTCGCGTTCATGCCGCAACTCCTTCCATTCGGTCGAGGGCAGCCAACGCCTTCATGCCGACAACCGCGCCAGCCATGGCTTTTAAGGCCAGCCACCCGCCGTCAGTGATCGCGTAGTGCTCACCATCCACCGGCGCGACGAGCTCGCGCGCGAGAAAGTCGGTTATCACGGCATCAGCCACCGAGGGCCGCATGCCCACGCCACGGCGCAGGCCCAGCGCGTCAAACTGTTCCTGCTCGGCAATCCACACCAGAGAGCGCACGCGCTCCTCCTCGACGCGCTCGTCGAGCGTCTTGCGCGGCGTCGTCCGAGTGAAATCATCCTCCGCATCGCGGAAGAGCAGAGGCGAGACATGGCAGCCTTCACCCGGCGCCAATGGCTCGGCGGAAAGGTAGTTCGACCAGTCGACGCGGATCAGTTGCGGAAAGCCGGAGCCGTAGCTGCCGTCTTCGTTCCGCTCCCACACGAACCAGCCGGTGTTCATCTGGCTGGAGGCCTTGTTCCCCTCCCAGCCGTCGCGGTGCATCATCGGCAGGCGCCGCGTAAACACATAGATCCGGCTCGGCGGGTTTTCGTCCATCACGAGCCGCCGGTCAGGATCCTCGAAGCCGCACATGAAGTTGAGGTTGAGAAGCAGCGCCATCTTGCGCGGCTTGTGCTCGCGCAGCGCATGCGCCGCATAAGCGTTCGCCACGCCATAAGGCGGGTTGGTCACGATGTCCCAGCCGCCGCCCTCTGCCACCGACAGCAGGAAGTCCCCGACGCCCTGGCACGCGCCGTGCTGCGTTGTGATGCCACGGTCGACGAGATCCGAGATCGTCACTTCATAACCGGCATTTTCGAGCGGCCGCAGGATCGCGCCACGCCCGACGCTCGGCTCGACGACGTTGAGTCCGAAACTTTCAAGCGCAAGCAGGGTGCGCATCGCCTCGATCGGCGTCTCGTAAAGATCCTCGCCGCGATCTTCCTTGGTTGCGGTCTTCGTGCCGACCGCATGTCCGGCAGCCTTCTTCAGCGCCGCGCGACTCGGCTCCAGCCCTTCCGCCAGCCGCGCCTCGACGACGCGTTCGACGAACTCCGGCTCGACTTTCACCTTGTCCCGGAGCTTTCTCGCCTCACTGAGGCGGCGTCGATCCACACCAACCTCCGCAAGGGTGAACATGTCCGCGCCTTGGACATCTGAGCGCTGCCCTTGCCGAGCAACCTTGCCTTCAGCCTGGGCTGCATCGACGGCATCAGCCATTGCGATATAGCAAAGGCTTTCGATCTTCAGCGCATCCGCCTGCATCCGCCGCGCCTTGTCGACCAGCTCGCGGGAAGCCCGCACACGGTCCGCAGACCCAGCCGCAGCCTTAGCCTGATCATAGACAACGGCGGAAAGCTTCAGGGCGCGCTCCACATCGCCAGAATCCAGCAACGCCCGAGCTTGCTCCACCACGGCTACCAGGTCGGCGATCGGCGCAGGTGCGGTCAAAACAACGTCAGTCATTGGCTCCCTCCATCATGGAAGCCAACCGCTCGCGTCCCATAACCTCGAAGATTGTAAGGTTCGGGTCAGCAGGAATGCAGTGCGACTTTATCCTCTCCAGCAAGGCCAGATCGCGCCGGTAGTCGCGTATCAGCGCGTCGATCTCGTACCACTTCAAATTCCCGAGCCGCGCTCCGCTTACAAGGGCCGGGCCTAGATACGGATTACGCGCTCCTCTTGAATCGGACCGATCGGCTTGAGAACGCAGTGCGGAGCGGGTGGGCTCTAGCCCCCGCGCCAAGCGATCCGCAATGATGCGGTCGATGAAGTCGGGCTGGGTTTTGAGCGTGGATCTTATTTTCCGCGCTTCGTGCAGCCGCCGCTTGTCTATGCCCACCTCATCCATTTTCAGGATGTTGTCTTTGCCTTTCACAGGGCGGCCGATCCGTGCGACCACGCCGCCAGTCTGCGCTTCATCAACCGCGTTCGCCATGGCGACGTAGCACATGGTTTCGATCTTTAGCGCGTCGGCCTGCAGGCGCCGCGCTTTGTCTATGAGATCGCGAGACGCGCGAACACGCTCAGCAGAACCGGCGGCAGCCTTCGCCTGATCGTAGGCAACGGACGAAACTTTGAGCGCCAACTCCACATCGCCGGCATCGAGCAGCGCCCGCGCTCGTTCGATTGCCTCGACCAGTTCCGATTGCGGGGAATTGGTGGCAATCTCGTTCATCACGAAACCCTCCGGTCGCGCCAGCACTGGCTTTCGCCTTCTTCCAGCAGCCGGCACACCTCGCGCTCGTCGAGCCCGGTGCGCGCGGCGATGCAATGCGTGGAAAGCTGCTCGCCGTGCCAAAGCTCAAGAACCCGCGAAAAGCAGGCTTCCTTGATCAGCAGCGATTGGCGGTTTTCGTCGAGGCGGAAGAGCAGGGCATCCATCACTCAGGCAGCCCTTCTGTATTCACGCCACCCATCGAGGATCTTCGATATTGTCGCCTCCGGAACGCCGAGCGCCTTGGCGATCGAGGCAGTGTCCCATTCGCCGCGCGCCCAGAGAAGCAAGGTCGCGCCGGCAATAGCGTCGAGATCCGCGTCGGTGATCGGCATGGATTTCTCACGCGCGCAGATGGCAGCAAAGCCAATGTCGAAGACCTGGCCCGCCCAGAACGATGACGCGCAACCACGGGCCGCCGCCTGCCGGTCAAGCGTTGCCTTCGCCTTCTCCGGCACGTTGATGGTGATGCCGACCAGCCTTTGTGTCGCGCGCGCCATGGCTCAAGCCTCTCCGCTGACGATCTTGAGCGCCGCACGCTCGCCGCCGCGCGCCTTGATTGCCGCCAGCGAGGCTCGCAGGTCCGAAGCGGCGCGCTCCATGGCCGACGCCACACGGTCGATGCTGTGAGCTTCCGACGGGGTCACTTGCCCGTCTGAGATTGCGATGGCGATGGCATTGGCGAGCTCCGCCGATTGCCGCATCAGTTCGGCATGGCTGGTCAGCACATTCACTTCCGCCTGGCGCTCTGCATCAGGGTCCGAAAGGCGACGGCCGTTCGTTTCCGCCAGCACCGCCGTCACGAGTGCCTGCCCGCAGTCTCGCTCCAGCACGGCGATCGCCCCGACCGGCATCAGGTCAGGTTCGGAAGCGTTGTTCCAGCGCCCGACTTCCGACTTGGAATAGCCGGACTTCTCGACGACCCGCATGATGCCGCCGCACCGCTCGATCAGGTCTCGCTGCGCCGCTTTGATGCGATAGAGGAAAGCGTCCATGTTGTTGATCTCCAAGAGACAATAGGTTTCCCGCGCCGGGAAATTCCCCGCGCGATTCCCGTGGTGGGAAGAGTTGCAAAGTGTGATTGATCACTCCGTCAGATCACGGAGGCCCGCATGTCATTGGCAAGAACATCAGCCCTTCTCCTTTCCGGAGCGGGAGACGCGAACAGCCTGCATCCGCAGATCGTCGATTTCCGCCAGCATCAGCGCCTTGGCGCGCGCATGGCATATTTCGCGAAACAGAAAGGCCATGAAGCCCAGCAGCAGGACCGCGCAGAGGATATGGGTGATGAGGCTGTTACCCATGAACGGCGACCCCTCGATAAATCACCGGTCGGGGCACGCAGTACACAGGCCCCGACCGGTGGTAGCGCCCGCCCCGGGAGGAGGAGAGGCAAGGCGCAGACAGCGAGCGGGGAGGAGGATCGCTCGCTGGGAAAGAAAGGTCGCCAGGGGTCAGAGGTCCGCCACCCTGGCGACAGTTGGCGCGACCGTCTGACGAGCCGCGCGGGGAACGAGGGTGTGCGCAGCGGGGAAAAGCACCCCGCTGCGCTTGCTTTCCGTCACGCGCCCTGTTCGGTTGAGACCGCAACAACCCACAACCGAAGAGACAGACATGACGGAAGACGAAAAATATCGGGAAAAGCCGGATTACCTGCTCGGACGGATCGAAACGCTGGAGCAGGTTCTGCGCCTCGTGATCTCCACGATGCCCCACGACCAGCGGACGTTCGTTTTTGCCGCAGCGGAAGAATTCGCGCGCAAGACCCGCGAAATTGCCGAGCGGGGCAACACCGACCCACTGCGGGATCGCGCGGATGCGGCCTACGATTACGTCCAGAGCCTGGAGAGCTCCATCGACGACTGGGGCAGCCACTGGGACGAGATCAGGAACGAGGCAAGGCAGGAGCCTTAGATCTTTCCCAGAGCCGGTTGGTAAAATACGCTTCGCAGCGGCCCGGATCTTTGCAGAAGATGTCTCGCCACTCCTGCTCCTCGGCGGGCGTGCGCGGGCGCCCAGCAAGCGCCTTGAGGCGCTCCGTTCGCGCATCGAACTGTGCCTTGCG